CAGCGGTGGCGGACTGGCAAGCGCGCGAGCGTGTGCCCTCGCGCCACTGGCTGACCATCTGGCGCATGGCGCGGGAGGCCGGGCTGGATTGGCGCCCGCCCGGCGCCGAGGGCCTCGACCTGGTCGCCGCCCCGGGCGGCGATCCGGTCAGCGCCGATCAGCAGGGGCAGGCGGCGTGAACGAGGCGCTGCGCGGCCGGATGGATGCGGTCCTCTACGGCACGCCGGAGCAGGCCATGCACGCGGCGATCGCGGAGCGGGTGCGGCGGCTGGTCAGGTGCGCCCTGTTCGCGCCGGCGCCGCGCTTCACGCGCCTGCAGCGGCAGATGGCTAGGCCGGCGGTGCTGGCCCGTTGGCAGCGATGGCTTGCCACGCGCCGTCCAGCATCGCGTTCAGCGCTGCGTGCATCCGGGTCGTCGGGGGGCGCGCCATGAGCCGCCGCACGCGCCTCGTTCATGTGCAGGACGGGCCGGAGCGGCGGGTGGTGATGCTGACCGTCTCGCCCTGCGGCGCGGTCGAGGCCTGCGGCGTGCCGGCGACCGACTGGAACACCTGGTCGGCGAACGAGCGCGCCTTCGTCACCCGCCTCGGCCTGGTCAATGAGGGGCTGCGCCGCGGCCGGTCCCTGCGTGCCCTGATCCGCCACCACGAGGCGATGCTGAGCCTGCTCGAGCAGCTCGAGGCCGCCGAGCATCTGGCGCAGGCGCCGGTGGAGGGCCGCGCGTGATGCGCCCCGTCCCCGCCCAGGCTCGGCCCGATGTTGCAAACGGCGGCTTCGTTCCGGCTCCGTCCCACCCCCGAGGGGGAGAGAACAACAGGAATGGACGCCGCCTGTTTCACGCAACTTCATTGCGCGTTTCACGGCGCTTTTCGAGGCGGATCAATGGCTTGTGGGTGTTGCATCATGTTGCAGGTCATGCAACGCGCAAGCCATTGATCCGGCTGGATTTCCGGGCATGTTGCATGTTGCGCCGGAGACTACATGTGCGCGTGCGCGCGCACGCGCACGCGGCGGGCCGCAACACCGCAACACCGTCCATTTTCCTAGGGATATCAGGATGATGGATGTTGCAGGGGTTGCAACAGGCGCAACAGGGTCGGAAGGCGCGCTCGCCGCGCCGGCCGGCGGGCGGCCGGCGCCGCTGTCGGCGGCCGAGCGGATGCGCCGTTCCCGCGCCCGGCGGCGGGCCGAGCTGCTCCAGCGCCGGATGGAGGAGGCGCAGGCGCCGCTGCGCCTGGCGCTGGCCGCGCAGGCCGAGGCCGATCTCGCGCTCATCGAGCAGCACCTGGCCGACGAGCATCGCGGCCTGGCGCTGGCCGAGCGGGTGCTCGAAGGCGCGAAGGCGGTGATCCTGCGCCTCTACGGCCACCCGCTGCTGCGCCTGGCCGAGACCGCGATGGCGCCGCCCGAGGTGCTCGCGGCCCGGCTGGGCTGCACGAAGCTCGAGGCCGCGCGGCTGATCCAGGAGGCCGGCGCCGAGCTGCGCGACCGCCTGTTCGGCAAGCCGGCGCCGGTGAAGGGCGGCTCCGAGGCGCCGCCGATCGCCGTGCAGCTCAACATCACGCCTGGCATGGCGGCGCCGATGGAAGCCCAGGCGGATCAGGCACTTGGCGAGGGCGAGCCATGCGCACTCTGACAGCCCGCACTCTGACAGTCTGGCGCAAGCCCTGGCGCAAGCAGGTGATCCGGCCTGCGCGGCGACTGATCGCAGATCAGTCGCTCGGCCTCCGCCAGCCGCGCCTGGCGCTGCTGCCGCCGGCGGGCGCTGCGGCCGCGACCCCCCCGCGGGGGTGCCCGGCCGCCCCCCCGGACGCGCGCCAGCGCGCCGCCGCCGCCCCTTCCGGCTCGATCGACAAGGCATGGGGCACCGGTCTGGGTGCCCCCGGCGCAGCCGCAGCAGGGGGTGGGGAATGAGCGACGGCCGCTTCCTGCACTCGGTCCAGGACATCGCGCGGATGCTGGGGCAGCACGCCGAGACCATCGCGCGCGATTTGCTGCCCGCCGGCCGGAGGGTGGGGCCGGAGTGGCGCGTGGGTTCGATCGCCGGCGAGCCGGGGCAGTCGCTCGCGATCCGGCTCACGGGCGACAAGCGCGGCATCTGGGCGGACTTCGCGGCCGGCATCGGCGGCGACATGCTCGAGCTCGTCGCGCAGTGCCGCTATGGCGGGGACAAGCGCGAGGCGCTGCGCTGGGCGCGTGCCTTCCTCGGCCTGACCGACAGGCCCGCCCCGCCGGGGGCCGCGCCGCCGCCGCCGCCGCCCAAGGCCGTGCCGGCCTCGGAGGTGAACCGCTCCTATGCCGGCAAGGCGCGCGCGTTGTGGCTCGGCGGCCACCCGCTCGGCGGCACGCCGGCGGCGGCCTATCTCGCCACGCGCGGGGTCGGCCTGACGGCGCTCGGCCGCACGCCGTCGGCGCTGCGCTTCCGCCCGGACGTGTTCTGCGCCGAGCGCCAGGAGGCCGCGCCGGCCATGCTGGCCGCGATCACCCGCGGCGGCGCGATCATCGGCTGCCACCGCACCTTCCTCGCGCCGGGGCCGGCGGGCCGGTGGAGCAAGGCGCCGATCGCCGCGCCGAAGAAGGTGATGGGGCAGGTCGGCGGCGGCTTCATCCCGCTCTGGCGCGGCGCCTCCGGCCGGCCCATCCGCGAGGCGCCGGAGACCGACACGCTCGCCATCGCCGAGGGCATCGAGGATGCGCTGACCATCGCGCTGCACATGCCCGAATGGCGTGTCATCGCCGCCGTCTCGGTCGGCAACATGGCCAACCTCGTGTTGCCGACCACGCTGCGCGACGTGGTGTTCTGCTGGGACCGCGACGGCGACAACCCCTCGGTCGCGCGGGCGCGGGAGATGGCGGTGGAGCGCCTGCTGCGCGAGGGGCGCAGCGTGCGCGAGATCCGCCCGCCCGAGGGCTTCAAGGACTTCAACGCCTGGCACCTGGCCGAGATGGCCGAGCACGGCACGCGCAGGAGGCTCGCGTGAGCAACGTCATCCGCGCCCATCTCGGCTCGGCCTCCCGCGCCTCCGGCAGCAACCAGGGGCGGCGCATGCCGCCTGGCTGCCCGGTCACGCCGCTCGGCGGCGACGGGCGGACCTTCCACTACATCAACGCCATCGGCCAGTACGTGGCGATCGAGGCGCAGCAGCACTCGAAGAACATCATCACCGCGCTCTTCGCGCCGCACGACGAATGGCTGCGCAAGGCCTACCCCAAGACCTTCGACAAGGAGAGCGGCGAACCGCGCGACTTCGCGGTCGCCGACGTGACCCGCGACCTGATGGCCGAGGCGCAGTCCCGCGGGAAGTCCTGGGAGCCGGCCGACAACATCCGCGGCCGCGGCACCTGGCCGGGCGAGGACGGCAACCTGCGCGTGCATCTGGGCAACCGCCTGATCGTCGGCGGCCAGGAGCGCGAGGTGGGTGTGATCGGCAACCAGGTCTATCCGCTGTGCCCGGAGTGGAAGGGGCCGGCGCCCGACGCGCAGGCCGATGGCCCGGCGGGCCCGGCGGCCGAGGCGCTGGCGCTGCTCGGCTCCTGGCGCTGGGCCGAGCCCGAACTCGCGCCGCGGCTGCTGCTCGGCTGGATCGTCTGCGGCTTCCTCTGCGGCGCGCTCGACTGGCGGCCGCATCTGTGGCTGGTCGCCCCGCGCGGGGCGGGCAAGTCCACGCTGCTCGAGGCCATCGGCCACATGCTCCAGCGCGGCTCCTACGCGCTGATGTCCGAAAGCGCCTCGGCGCCCTCCGTGCGCGGCACGCTGAAATTCGACGCCCGCCCCGTGGTGCTCGACGAGACCGAGCCGAGCGAGGACAACCGCCAGCTCAACCAGGTGGTCGATCTGATGCGCATCGCCTCCACGGGCGGCACGGTGATGCGCGCGCAGGTGGACCAGACCACGGTGATGCAGACCGTGCGCTTCGTGGCCATGTGCGCCTCGGTGGTGCGGCCGGCGCTGAAATCGCAGGACGCCAGCCGCATCGCGGTGCTGCAGCTCCTCAAGCCGCTGCCCGGCGCCGCCGCGCCGCTGCTGCGCCCGGCGGTGCTGGAACTGCTCGGCCGGCGCCTGTTCCGCCGCGCGCTCGACGGCTGGAAGCGCTGGCCCGAGACGCTGCACGCCTGGCGCAGCGCGCTTGCCGCCGAAGGCCTCGAGGCGCGGGCGCAGGACCAGTATGGCGCCCTGCTCGCCGCCGCCTGGATCGCCGAGCAGGACCTCGAGCCCGACAGCGACAGCCTGGCCGAATGGGCGCGCATGGTGGCCGAGGCCACGGCGCCCGACCGCGCGGAGGAGCGGCCCGAATGGTTCCGCCTGGTCGAGACGCTGGCCGCGACGCCGATGAAGGACCAGGACGGGCGGGCCGAGCGCAGCGTGGCGGAGCTGCTCGAGACCGCGGCGCAGGCGCGGCGCGACTGGGACCCGGAGACCGGCAGCTACATCCAGGTTTCCGAGCAGCGCGCGGCCGCCGCCAACGATCTTCTCGGGCGGCACGGGCTGCGCTTCCAGCCCATGCGCGACGAGAAGGGCAGACCGCTCCGCCGCGCCTGGGACGACCCCGCCGCCGAGCCGGCCAGCCAGCACAACGGGCCGCTCATCGGCCATGTGGCGATCGCCAATGCGCATCCGGTGCTGGCGCGCCTGCTCGAGCGGACGCAATGGGCGGCGCGCGCCGGCGCGCCGGGCGCCTGGAAGGGCGTGCTGTTGCAGGCGCCGGGCGCGATGGCTGCCGACTGCGTGCGCTTCAACGCGCGCACCGCGCGGGCGGTGCTGGTGCCGCTCGATCTCTTCCTCGACGGGGCGGCGGCGCATGAGTAGCCAGCGCCCCTGGACCCCGCCGGGGCCGGTCTCGGCGGCCTTCTGCTCCACCGCCGCGCCGGTCTCGGTGCTGATGGGCCCCGCCGCGGGCGGCAAGACCGTGACCTCGCTCCAGCGCGGGGTGCTGACAGCCTTCCGCTGGCCGGAGACCGCGCCCGGCCTGCGCCGCTGCCGCTTCCTGGTGATGCGCCAGCGCATGACCGACATGGAGGGCAGCACCATCCCCTCCTGGCTCGCCTGGTATCCGCGCAGCATGGGGCACTTCGTCGGCAAGGAGGGCAGCCCCAAGCGCCACGCCATCCGCATGGCGAACCCGCTGCATGGCGGCGTGGTCGAGCTCGAGGTGCATTTCCGCGGCATCGGCGAGCAGAGCGTGGACGACGCGCTGCGCGGCTTCGAATTCTCCTTCGCCTATGTGGACGAGTGCGACCTGATGGAAGCGGAGGTGATGGCCACGCTGTTCAAGCGCGCCGGCCGCTACCCGGCCGAGACGCTCGCCACCAATCCGCGCCAGGTCTGGGGCTCCTGCAACGCGCCCGAGCCCGACAGTTGGGTCGTGCGCGACATGATCGAGAACCCGCGCCCGGACTGGGTGCTGTTCCGCCAGCCGTCGGGCCTCAGCCCCGAGGCCGAGAACCTCGCGGTGCTGGGGGCGAACTTCTACCGCGACCAGGCGCGCGTGCTGCCGGACTACGAGCGGCGGCGCTTCATCGAGAACATCCCCGGCCTGGTGCGGGAGGAGGCCGCGGTCTATCCCGAATTCAGCGAGGCGCTGCACGTCGCCCCCCGCGCGCTCGAGCTGCTGCCCCGCGCGCCGGTGCGCATCGGCGTGGATGCCGGCGGCGACCCGGCGGCGGTCCTGTTCCAGCGCGCGCCCGACGGGCAATGGCGGGCGCTGGCGGAACTCTCGACGCACGACCCGCGCCGCGAAGGCGTCGTCGGCCCGCGCCGCTTCGGCGAGACGCTGGCCGCGCTGCTGGCCGAGCGGGCGCCGGGCTGCGCCGCCGAGGTGGTGGCCGACCCCTCGGCCGCCTTCGGCGCCGACCGCGAGGCGGGCGAGAGCGCCTGGATCGAGATCGTGGCGCGCGCGGCGGGCCTCCGCGTGACCACGGCGCGCAGCCAGGACCCGACGCTGCGCATGGAGGCGCTGCGCCGGCCGCTGACGCGCATCCTGGAAGGCGGCAAGCCCGGCCTGGTGCTCGACCCGTCCTGCCGGCTGATGGCGCGCGCGCTGGCGCGCGACTACCGCTGGCAGGTGACGGCCGGACGGCGCGGCGACCGCGCGGTGAAGAACTGGGCCAGCCACCTGATCGAGGCGGCGCAATACGCGCTGCTCGACGGCGAGGGCCTGGCCGAGGCCGCCGCCCGGCAGCGCGCGCAGCCGCAGCGCCCGATGGCCGCGCGCACCGATTGGAACCCCTTCACCACCAGCCTGGAGCATGCCCGATGGCCCTGAAACTCACCCCCGAGAAGACGGCCGAGGAGGCGCCCGCGCCGCCGCCCGAGCTGCAGGCCCCGCCGCCCGCGCAGGCCGAGGCCCGCCCGGCGGACGGGCCGCTGACCGTGACGCTGACGCTCGAAGGCGTGTTCAAGGAATGGCTCAAGGCCCGCGCCCTGGACCACCGGGAGGAGCCGGGCGAGCACGCGGCCGCGCTGCTGCGCGCCTACTGGGCGCATCACGACACCTGGCGCCATCGCCAGGCCGGCACGCTCACCGTGCGGAGGGAGGGATGAGCGGCGGCGACGCCATCGCCGCCCTGGGCGAAGCGCAGTCGCGCGCTTCCGACGCGCTCCGCCCCGTTCTGCCGAGGGACGTGATGGCGCTGGTCGTGGTCGGCAACCGCCTGTGGATGCGCCAGGACCTGCTGCAGCCCCAGCCGCTGGCGCTGCTGCACCTGGCGCAGTCGCTGATCGAGCAGGCGGCGGAGATGCTGCCCGAAGGCGATCCGCTGCGCGAGCAGGCGGAATATGCGGCGTCGCAGCTCCCCGACCGCTTCGAGGAGGAGGAGGCGGCGGCGTGACCGGCGCGCGCGTGCAGCCCGCGGCCGGTGATGTCGCCGAGCTGTTCCTTGTCTTCCGCCCGCTCGATGCCACGACGGGCGCCCGCTGGTGGCAGCGCCTGCTCGACCGCCACCGCGCGCATGTGCTGGCCATCCTGCCGATCGGACCGTCGCGCTCGCTGGCCATGAACCACGCCGGCACCGCACTCAGCCTCGAAGTGATGGACATGCCGGCCGAGGAGGCCGCGCGCGGGCTGATGTGGTCCTGGCAGGCCGAGGCGCTGCGCCTCGTGCCGCCGGCGCTGCCGCCCATGCGCGCCTGCCTGCGCGCGCCCTTGACCTGCGTGGAGGCGGTCAAGGCGCTGCTCGGCATCACCTCGTGGCGGGTGCTCACGCCACGCCAGTTGCGCCGCGCCGTCATCCGCATGGGCGCGCGCCCGCTTCCCCCCTTTCCCACCACCACGCAGAGGAGCTGAGCCATGGGCGGCGGCGGCAAGAAGGTGAACACGGCGCTGATGGATGCGTCCCTCGCGCGCCAGGAGGAGGCCATCCGCAAGCAGGAGGAGGCCATGACCCGGCGCGAGGAGGAGGTGCGCGCGAAGGAACAGGCGGCGGAGGAGGCGCGGCGCCGCGCGCGCGGCGTGACGGGGACCGGCCGCGCGCTCCTGCTCGGCACCAGTGAGCGCGGCACGCTCGATCAGGACCCCATCGCGGGCCTGTCCCGCAGGCTCGGCGGCTGATCCGTGGCCGCCGCCGATCCCGCCCTGATCCGCCGCGTGGAGGTGGCCGAGCGCAAGCGCGACGCCTTCGCCGCGCTGATGCGCGACATCTACGCCTTCGCCATGCCGGAGCGGGACGCCTGGAACGCCTACGGCTACGGCGCCGACCGGCAGGTCAAGGTCTATGACAGCACGGCGGTGATCGCCGCCGGGCGCTTCGCCAACAGGCTGCAGCAGGCGCTCTTCCCGCCGCAGCAGCGCTGGGCGCAGCTCGCCCTGCCGCCGGAGATGACCGGCAGCCTGGCCGCCGAGGTCGCGCGCGATCTCGAGGCCGCGACCGACATTCTCTTCGCCCATATCCACGCCTCGAACTTCGACCAGGTCATCAACGAATGGGCGCTCGACCTCGCGGCCGGCGTGGGCTGCCTGCTGGTCGAGAACGGGCGGCTGGCGGCGCGGCGGCCGGGCGCGCCGCTGCTGCGCTTCCAGGCGGTGCCGGCCGCGCTGGTGGCCTTCGACGACGGCCCCTATGGCACGGTGGAGGGCATCTTCTTCCAGCAGAAGATCGCCGGCCGCCTCATCGCCCGCCTCTACCCGGACGCGAGCCTGCCCGAGACGCTGCGCCGCAGCGCCGAGCGCGAGCCGGAGCGGGAGGTGGAACTTCTGCAGGCCACGGTGTTTGACGCCGAGCGCGACGACTGGGCGATGACGGTCATCCATCGCGCCTCGAAGGAGGTGCTGGCGCAGCGCCGCTACCGCACCTGCCCCTGGATCGTCACGCGCTGGTCGAAAAGCCCCGGCGAGGCGCATGGGCGCGGGCCGCTGGCCGCCGCCTTGCCCGACATCCGGGTGCTGAACAAGGTGATGGAGCTCTATCTCCGCGCGGCCTCGTTCAGCGTGACGCCCGCCTACACGGTGGCCGACGATGGCGTGCTGAACGCGGCGACCATCCGGCTCGCGCCCGGCGCGCTCATTCCGGTGCGCAGCAATGGCGGGCCGATGGGGCCCTCGATCCGCCCGCTCGATCCGCCGGCGTCCTTCGCCGTGTCCAACGACCTGATCGACAAGCTGCGCACCAACATCCGGCAGACCCTGTTCGACGACCCGCTGCCGCCCGAGGTTCAGGTGGGCCTGACCGCGACCGAGGTGATCGAGCGCACGCGGCGCTTCCAGCAGGACACCGGCGCCTTCGGCCGCCTGCAGGCCGATGCGGTGACGCCGCTGGTGGTGCGCTGCCTCGAGATCCTGGACGAGGCCGGCATGTTCGCCGCCGCGCGCTTCCAGGGCCTGATGAAGAGCCTGCGCGACGACGTGGTGCGCATCCGCCCCGTCAGCCCGCTGGCGCAGGCGCAGGACCGCGCCGACCTCCAGGCGCTGATGGGCTTCATCCAGGCTTGCGCGGCGCTCGGCCAGCCGGGGGCCGAGATGCTGGCCATGGCGGTGGACTTCCGCCGTGCCGGCCCCTGGGCCGCGCAGCGCCAGGGCGTGCCGCCGCAGCTCGTGCCCACGCCGGCCGAGCTGGCCGCGCGCGACAAGGCCGCGGCCGAGGCCGAGCAGAAGAAACAGGCGCTGGCCAGCCCCGTGCTGGCGCAGGCCGTGGGCAACCTGATGCCCGCCATGGCCAGGCAGGATGGAGAGGAGACCGCGCCGTGACCGCATGGCAGCCCTTGCAGCCGCAGCCTGAGGCGCTGCTGCCGCGCGACCCGGCCTGGGAGGCGCTGGCCGCCGCGCTGCGCGGGGTGGCGCCGCAGGTGCAGGCGGTGGCGATGGCCCATCTCACCGCGCCCTCATGGCGGCCTGGCGAGACCGCCGAGCACGCCGCCTATGCCGAGGGCGGCAAGGCGGTGTGGCGCCTGCTGCTCGCCCTGGCGCAGGAGCGGCCGGCGTGACCGCGGCGCGCGAGGAGAGGCTCGCCCTGCTGGCCGAGCGTGCGCGCGCCTGGCTCGGCCGCATCGAGGTGGCCTGGACCGGCGATTACGACACGCATGGCGTGCTGATGGTCGGCGCGCTGGGCCAGCGGGGCGGCGGCATGCCGATCGCGACGACCTCAGCCATCAGCGATGCCGAGCGGCTCGCCGAGCTCATCAACGTCGTCTGCGCCTTCGTGGACGAAATGGAACCGAGGACCAGCCATGAGTGAGACCGCGACCGCCACAGAACCCGTTGCCGCCCCGGCCGCCAGCCCGGCCGCGGCCGAGGCCGCCGTCGCCAAGCCGGAGGCGGCGGCCGAGGCGAGGCCTGCCGAGGCGAAGCCTTCGGGTCTCTTCGCCGCCGCGGCCGCGGCGCAGGATGGGCGGCCCGAGGGCCTGCCCGACCAGTTCTGGGACGCCGAGAAGAAGGAGGTGCGGCTGGCCGCGCTGGTGAAGGCGGCCAACGACATGCGCGCGCGCCTTGCCCGCGGCGGCGAGGAGGCGCCGCCGGCCAGCGCCGATGGCTACGCGCTGCCGGCGGTGGAGGGCCTGCCGAAGGAGCTCGTGCCCCCCAATGACGATCCGGTCTGGTCGGCGGTGCGCAAGGCGGCGCACGAGGCGGGGCTGACGCAGAAGCAGCTCGAGGCGGTGGCGCGGCCCTACCTGGCCGCGGTGGCGGAGCAGGCGAAGCAGGGCAGGCCCGCGACGGAGCAGGATGCCGCCGCCGCCTACGAGGCGGAGCTCGCGCGGCTCGGCCCGCAGGGGCGGCAGGTGGTGCATGAAGTGGGCGCCTGGCTGTCCGGCCTGGTCGCGCGCGGCGTCATGACAGGCGAGGAATTCGCGGCGCTGCAGGGCGTCAGCACGGCTGAGGGCGTGCGGGCGCTGGCCAAGCTGCGCAGCATGGCCGGCGAGAAGCCGATCCCGCTGAGCGCGCTCGATGACGGGGCGATGAGCTACGCCGATGCCGAGCGCATGATGCGCGAGGCATTCGAGAAGAAGGACACGAGGCTGGGCGAGCAGGCCGCGCGCGCGCTGCGCGAACTGGCCGCGAAGGGGCGCCTGCCGGCGGCCTAGGCGAGCGTCGCGCGCTGCTCCTCGCGCGCCCAGCGCAGCATCGGGCTGAGCGCCGCCAGGGCCTTGGCGGGGCTGGAGCGCAGGTGGTGGATCACAAAATCTGTCGTTGCGCGGCGCGAATCCGGTGATCTAGATTCGCGTCCGCAGCGGCGTCCTGCCCTATCCGCCTCGCCGGACCGGGATGGCCGCAAGCGGGCAGCCTGCCCTATCCGCCTCGCCGGACCGGGCTGCTCGTGCCGACGGCGGCCACGTCACGGCCGAAGCACGGACGACCCGGAACCGGGTGGGCCCTATCCGCTTCGCCGGACCCCATCCGCGACTGGCCTATCGGGGTGCGAACCGAGCCCGCCGCGCAAGCGGCATGTTCACGTTCGTCCATAGGCCAGGGGTATGACCAAGTCCATCGATCCCGTCCAGGCGACCTGGTATTCCAGCGCCGTCAAGGTCGCCTACCAGAACGCCGCCATCCTGCGTCCGCATGTGCGGACCGAAAGCAACGTCGTCGGCGGCACCGCCGAATTCCCGCGCATCACTCGCGGCATGGCCCGCGCGCATGTGCCGGCCTCCGACCGCGTGCCGATGAATGTCACCTACGGCAAGTCGGTCGCGACCATGCAGGCTTGGTCGGCCGCGCAGTGGGCCGACAGCATCGAGAAGACCCGCGTCGCGTTCGACGAGATCCCGCCGCTCTCCGAGGTGATCGGCGGGGCCATCGCCCGCCGGATGGACCAGGTCATTGTCGATGCCATGGTGGCGTCCTTCGGCACGCCCACCATCGCCGACGGCGGCACCGGCATGACCGACGCCAAGCTGCGGCAGATCGCCCGCCTGTTCGATACGAGGGCGGTTCCCCGCGGCAGCCGCAAGCTCGTCGTCTCGGCCAAGGTCTATGACGACATCCGCTCCCTGGCCATCGCGCAGAACCGCGACTTCGGCGAGACCGCCGTCGGCCGCACCGGCGTGGTCCCGACCATCTACGGCCTCGACATCCTGATGATGGACGACGCCCGTGAGGAGGGCGGACTGCCCATCAACACCGGCGTCCGGCAGGGCTTCGCCTTCGACAGCGCGGCGGTCGGGCTGGCCATCAACACCGAGTCTTCGCTGGAGATCAACTGGGTCCCGATCCGCGCGGCGTGGCTGCTCGAGCAGCGTTTCTCGGCCGGGGCCTGCGTCATCGACGCCGACGGCGTCATCCGCGTCGATTGCACGGAGTAAGCCCTCATGCCCTTCTCCCTGATTGGCTTCCGGCCGGCCGCCGTCACCTCTGGAACCGCGCCGCGCATCCACACCTACCGCACCGAGGACGCGCACGCGACGGTGGACACCGCCGGCTACTTCAACCCCGTCCGCAGCCTGCTCGAGATCGGCGACCTCATCTATGTCGTCGTCGTGACCGGCGGGGGCGCGCTTTCCACCGCCGGCTGGCATGTGGTGGCGACCAAGACCGCCACCGCGGTCGATGTCACCAACGTCACGGCGCTGACCGTGACGAACTCGGACTGAGCCGATGGCCGTCGCCGACGGCATCGACCTTTCCATCGCGCGCCGGGAGTGGAGCACCTCCGCCCCCGGCGCGAGCCCTGCGCGCATGAAGAGGAGCCTGTCCGCCGGCATGAACGACGCCTTCGGTTCCGACCTGCCGGCCGCCACCAAGGCGCTCGCCGCCGCCTTCGCCGGGCGCGCGCTGCTGCTGCTCGAGGCGCGGCGCGACATGCCCATCACGCTGCGCCGCGTCCTCACCGCGGTGCTTTGGGAGGTGCCGCTGATCGCCGCCTTCGCGCTGATCGGCTGGCACGCCGCCGAGCTGCTCGGCTTCGAGAGCGAGAGCGCGCGCATCGTGCTGACGGCGCTGCTCGCCAATCTCGGCGCGCGCGGCCTTGACCGCCTGGTCGCGCGCATCCTGCCCCCGCCCTCCGACCGCGAGCGAGGCTGAGCCATGCGCGACCCCCGCGCGAGCCGCGGCTACCGCAACCGCAACCCCGGCAACATCGACTGGAACGAGCGGAACAAGTGGCAGGGGCAGGTCGGCCGCGAGGCTACCGGCAACCCGCCGCGCTTCGCCGTGTTCGAGAGCCACGAATACGGCATCCGCGCGCTTGCCGTGTTGCTCATCACCTACCAGGACCGCCACGGGCTGCGCAGCATCGCGGGCATCATCAACCGCTGGGCGCCGGGCAACGAGAACGACACCGCCGCCTACATCGCCCATGTCGCGCGGCTGACCGGGCGCGACCCGCATGAGCGGCTGGACCTGCACCGGCACGAGGACCTCAAGCCGCTGGTCACGGCCATCATCATCCACGAACTCGGCGGCAACCCCTACGACGAGCGGACAATCGAGGAAGGCCTGCGGCTCGCCGGCGTGCCGCGCCCCGTGACCACGCTGCGCGAGGCCGCCGCCACCGGCACCGGCCATGGGGCGATCACCGTCGGCGCCGTCGCCTCCGCCGCCGCGGCCGCCGCCCCGGCCATCGAGGCGCTCGGCGGCCTGCCGCCCTGGCTCGGCGTGGCGCTGGTGCTCGGCGCGGCGGCGGTGGCGGTGGCCATGGTGCTGGCGCGCCGGACCAGGGCCGCATGATCGCGGCGCTGCGCGGCTGGCTCGCCGCCGCCGGCGCGGTGCTCGCCGCCATCGGCGCGGCGCTGATCTACCGCCAGGGGCGCCGCGACCGCGAGCGGGAGGATTTGCAGCGCCGCGTGCGCGGCGCGGAGGAACGGTCGGATGCTGAACAGGCTGCCCATCGCGCTGCTGATCCTGCTGCCGAGCTGCGCCGCGACTGGCGGCGCGGGATGTGAGGCCTGGCGCCCGATCCTGATCGGTGCCGAGGACATTCTCTCGGCCGAGACCGCGAGGCAGATCCTGGCCCACAACCTGACCGGCGCGCGCCTCTGCGGCTGGCGGCCCGGCGCGGGGGGCTGAGGCGATGGACGACTACACCGTGCTTGCCATCGGCAACGAGGCGCTGGCCATGCTCGGCGCGCAGGCGGTGGCGCAGGTGGATGAGGGCTCCGACATCGCCGCGACGCTCTTCCGCATCGGGCCCACCACGCTCGCGCAGGTGCTCACCGCCCATCCCTGGGCCTGCACGCTGGCGCAGCCGCGGCTGACCAGGCTCGCCGACCCGCCCGGCAACGGCTTCCGCTACGCCTATGCCATGCCCGCGGGCCTGCTTGTGTTCCGCCGCGCCCTGGCTTCGCCCCTGCCGGGCGCGCCCTCAATCGGCCGCTGGCGGATCGTCGGCGAGGAACTGCACACTGATGCCGAGGAAGTCTATGCGGATGTGCAGCGCGAGCCGCCGCTCGAAGCCTGGCCGCCGCATCTGCGCGCCTTCGCACGCGCGGCGCTCGCCGCCGACCTCGCCCTGACCGTCACCGGCAGCGGCAACGACGCGCAGTTCTGGACGCAGCGCGCCTGGGGCAGCGGCGACCAGTCGCTGCTCCAGCAGGCCCGCCGGGTCGAGGCCCAGCAGCACACGCCTGCGGCGATGGAGGACTGGCCGCTGCTCGCCGCGAGGTTCGGCGGATGAGGACGCTGCGCGCCATCCAGACCTCCTTCACCGCGGGCGAGCTCGACCCGCGCCTTGATGCGCGCATCGAGGTCAGCCGCTACTATTCCGGCGCTTCACGGCTCCGCAACGTGGTGGTGCTGCCGCAGGGCGGCATCCAGCGCCGCCCCGGCCTGCGCCACCTCGACACGCTTCCGCCCGAGGCGGCCGCGGCGGTGCGCCTCGTGCCCTTCGCCTTCTCGGCCGCGCAGACCTTCCTCATCGTCCTCTACCCTGGCGGCTTCCGCGTCTATCGCGGCAATGACGGCACGCATCTGTTCACCGGCACCTGGCCGGGCACCGCCACCGAGGCGGCGCAGGTGAACTGGGCGCAGTCCGCCGACACGCTGCTGCTCTTCCATCACAACCTGTGGCCGCACCGCATCCGGCGCGAGGGCAGCGACACGTCCTGGTCCTCGGCCTCGCAGGTGTTCACCAACATCCCCAACCACGACTACGGCGCCGGCCCCGAGCCGATGATCAGCGTCACGCGCGGCTGGCCCGAATGCGGCACCTTCCACCAGGGCCGGCTGTGGATGGGCGGCCTGCGCTCGCGCCCGGCCACGCTGATCTCCTCGCGCGTCGGCGACTACTTCGACCTCCAGGTCGGCACGCTCGACGACCAGGCGATGGTGCTGACCATCGACAGCGACCAGTTGAACCAGATCCACCAGCTCATGTCGCACCGGGGCTTGCTCATCTTCACCTCGGGCGCCGAGCACGCCATCACCGTCGCGCCGCCCATCACCCCCACCAACGTCGCCATCGAGGAGCAGTCGCGCCGCGGCATCAAGCGCTTCGCCCGCCTCGACGAGGTGGACAGCGCCATCCTGTTCATCCAGCGCGGCGGCGCGGCGCTGCGCCAGTTCGTCTATTCGGAGCTGGAGCAGACGTGGCAGGCGGAACTGCTTTCCCTGCTCGCGCCCCACCTCATCGCCGACCCGCGCGATGTGGTGATCCGCAAGGCCGCAGTGCAGGACGATGCCGACCTGGTGCTGCTGCCCGATCCCGCCGGCATCACCGCGCTGAGCACCCTGCGCAGCCAGGAGGTCGCGGCCTTCACCCGCTGGAGCACCGACGGCGCGGTGCGAGGCGCGGCCGCGCTGGTCAACGGGCAGACTTTCGTGGCGGTGGAACGCGACGGGGCGGTGCGGCTTCTGCTGCTCGACCCCGCATCCCTGCTCGACCATTCCCTGCGCTATTCCTTCGGCAGTCCGGTTTCCTCCCTGACCGGCCTCTCGCACCTCAACGGGCGCGAGGTGGTGATGCTGCTCGACGGCCGGCCGGAGGGCACGGCCATCGTCTCGGGCGGCACGCTCGCCCTGCCGCGCGAGTGCCTGACGGCCGAGATCGGCCTCGGCTTCGAGGTGCAGGCCAGGACGATGCCGATCGAGCCGCGCGACCCGGCCGGCGCGATGATCGGGCGCAAGAGCCGCTTCATCCGCGTGACGGTGCGCGTGCATCGCTCCGGCCCCTTCGACCTGCGCAACGCCACGCTGGCCACGCGCACGCTCGGCGGGCCGCCGGCGCCGCCGCTCGACATCGTCCCGCCGCCGCCGCCCGATCCGGTGAGCGGCGAGGTCGCCGTGGAGGGGCTGCTCGGCTGGCACCCGCAGCAGAGCCTCGAGATCACCCAGCCGGCCACGCGCCCCGCGCCGCTCACCGTGCAGGCGCTGGCCATGACCGTCGCCGTGGGGGGCTGACAATGGGCGTGGACATCGCGGTCTATGCAGCCATCGCATCGGCGATCGCCGCAGCGGCGACCGCCGGCAGCCAGATCATGCAGGCGCAGCAGCAGGGCACCGCGCAGCGCAACCAGGCCGCGCTCGACCAGATCCGCGCCCGCCAGCAGGAGCTCGAGGCGCGCGGGGTCGAGGCCCGCGGCACCGCCGAGGCGCTGGACGTGCGCGAGAACCTGCTGCGCACGCTCGCCGCGCAGAACGCGCGCTATGCCGCCTCCGGCCTGATGCTCGAGGACGGCACGCCAGGCGCGGTGGCCGAGGAGACGCGCGCGGATGCCGAGCGCCAGCTCGACATCCTGCGCACCAACACCACCATCGCGGCCGAAAGCGCGCGCATCGGCGCCGCCCAGACGCAGCAGCGCGCGCTGCTGCTGCGCGACCAGGCCGGCTTCACCACCACGGCCGGCTATGTGGGCGCCGCCGCCACCGCCGCCCGCGCGGGTCTCGACGCCTACAACCGCTCGCCCGGCTCCGTCAGGACCAGCCAGTGAGCCTGCCCCCGCTCCGCCGCCAGTCCGGCGCCATCCCGCTCCTGGAAGGTCGCGCCCTGCCGCAGCCGCTGCGGCCCACGCCATCGGCCGAGATGCCGGCGGGCGGCGCGGCCGCGGCCAGCCTCGCGGCGCGGCTCGAGCGGCTGGGCGCCGAACTCTCCGCCACCGCCGACCGCGCCGCGGCCGAGGAGGCCTGGAACGCCGGCACCGTGGCGGGCGAGGCCAACCCCGGTGCGCAGATGCAGGGCGGCGGCGTGCTCTACCGCACCGCCTTCAACCGCGCCGCGGTGGATGCCTCCGCCCGGCGGCTCGAAATCCGCACGCGGGAGGAACTGGCCCGCGCCTTCGAGGCCAACCCCGCCGACCCCGAGGCCTTCGCCGCCGCCGCGCAGTCCTGGCGGGAGCAGACGCGCCAGGGCCTGCCCGAGCATGTGGCCGCCATCTTCGCCCAGCGCTTCGACGCCATCGCGCTGCCCTATGCCAACCAGGCGCGGGAGAATTTGCGCCGCCGCGTGGCCGATGACGCTGTCTCCACCTACAACGCCGCGCTGCCGGGCCGCGTGGCGGACCTCGAGCGCGCCGCCAGCCAGGCGCTGGCCGACCCGGCGGCGGCGCGGGCCATGCGCCAGATCGAGGACCAGGCGGTGGCCGAGGCCGTCGCGCTCGGCCCGCGCGAGGCCTTCGAGGCCGGCGGCCGCCGCTTCCCCGCCGACCCCTCCCGCACCGGCGCGCTGACCGCCGCGCAGGTCACGGAACAGATCCAGAAGGTCGAGCGCGCGCGCACCGACGCCGCGGTGATGGCCGCCTGGCGCGCCGCCGGCGGCGGGCTGCAATGGATCGTGGACTTCGAGCGCAACGGCGCGACGCCCGGTTTCAGCCCCTTCGCCCAGCGCCAGGCCGCGCAGGGCCGCGCGCTCGGCACCGTGGACGCCTTCGCCGCGCGCGTGCCGGAGGCCTGGCGGCCGATCGCCGAGCAGGCGGCGCGCGAGAACGGCCTGCCGCCCGCGCTGCTGCTGGCGCTGCTTGGGGTGGAAAGCGCCGGCAATGCCCAGGCGCGCAGCCCGGCCGGCGCCGTCGGCCCGGCCCAGATCCTGCCCTCCACCGCGCGCGATCCGGGCATTCCCGGCCTCGAACCGCTGCCCGAGGCGGCGCTGACCGACCCGGCGCGCGCCATCCCCTGGGCGGCGCGCTACCTCGCCGGGCTGCGCGAGCGCTTCGGCGGCGACATCGGCAAGGCGCTCGCCGCCTACAACGCCGGCATGCGGCGCGTGGAGCGCGCCGAGCGCGAGGGCGCCGACCTGCCGGCCGAGACGCGCAACTACCTCGCCACGCTGATGCCCGCGGCCGCCGGCGCCGGCGGCGCGCTGCCCTCGGCCGAGACGGCGCGCATCGCCGCCCGGCTTCGCGCCACCCATGCTGCCGAGACGCAGGCGGCCGCGGCAGGGCAGGCGGCCCAGCGCGCCGAGCTCGAGCGCCAGATCGCGGAGAACCTCGCGGCCATCGGCGTCAATGGGCGGCCCGTGCATGTGCTGAGCGAGGCGCAGCTCGCCGCCGCCGGCCTGGATCCCGCCCGCGTGCTGGAACGCGAGCGCATGCGCGCCGAGGCCTATGCGGCGGACCAGACGGCGCGGCTGACGGTCAGCCCGCAGGCCTTGCAGGACCTGGCCGCCTCCTTCGCGCCGGGCACCGACAATTTCCGCGCCGACCCCGAGGCCGCCACCCGCCTGCTGGCCATGCTGCGCCAGCGCGGCGTGCAGATCGCCAATGTCGAACTGGCCGAGCGCATCCGCGACCTGAGCACCGAGGCCCAGGCGACCGGCCAGCGCCGCTCCATCACGGCGGAGGAGGGCGCGGCCGCCGGGCTGACGCCCGAAAAGGTGGCCGAGATCAACCGCGACCTGGCGCTGGCGGGGGACACCGGCGCCATCCGGCGCGAGGCGGCCGGCCTGCCCGAGGCCGAGCGCGAGGCCTTCCTCGCGCGCTTCCCGCTCACCGGGCCGGAGGCGCACCGCAACGCCCAGCGCGTGCGCGCCACCGCCGAGGCCTTCGCCGAGCGCGACCGCGCCGTGGCGCAGGACGCCGCCGCCTATGCCATGGCGGGCAGCCCGATCCTGCGGGAACTGGGCGGGCGCATCGCGGCTGGCGACTGGAACGCGCTCGGCCCCTTCATCCGGCAGATGCGGGCCGAGCAGGAACTGCTCGGTATCGCGCAGGCCGCGCGGCGGGACCTGCCGAAACCCTTCGTGGAGGCGCTCTATCAGCGCATCGCGAACAGTCCGGATGCGGACGCCGCCTGGGCGGCGCTGGCCAGCCTGACCGAGGCTGCGGGCCTGCCGGCGGTGCAGCGCATCGTGCGCGAATGGCGGCCCGAGGGCGAGCGGCAGGACGACCGCCGCCGCGCCATCGTGGTGGCCGCCGCCCTGCGCGGCCAGGACGACGAGACGGCGCGGCTGGTGCTGCGCGGGGCCTTCGTGCTCAGGGACAATCCGATGCCGGCCTCGACGCGCCAGACGGTGCAGGAGGCAGTGGACAGACACGTCCGCGGCGCGCTGGAACGGCAGCCCGGCGTCCGCGCCGACATCACCGCCGCGGCGGTGGCCGCCGCCGCGGCCACGGCCATCGGCGAAGGCCGCATGGCTCGGCCCGCCAGCGCAGGCGATTTCGGCGCGGTGCTCGAACGCATGGCACCCGTGACCACCTATGCCGGCGAACGCACCATGCTGCCGCCGGGCATGGGAGAGCGCGCCTTCCACGACCTGCTGGCCGCCCTGCCGCCCGAACGCCTGGATGGCGCGGAGGCACAGGACGGAAGGCCGATTACCCCGGCCATGCTGGCGCGGGGCGACTTCATCCTGCGCGCCGTGGCCCCGGGCCGCTACATGCTGCGACTGGGCACGCATGTCGTGCCCGACGCGCGCCGGCCGGGCGAGGCCTTCATCCTCGACCTCAACGGCGCCCAGCCCGCGCCTGCCGCGGCCGCGCGGCCCGCCGGCGAGTCCGACCGCCGCCGCGCCTCCCCGCGCAGCCTGGTGCGGCCGATCGAAGGATGGGAGGACGAGCCGTGAGCGGCGTGCTCGGCCTCGCGCCAGAAGTCCGGCCCCTCGCCTGGAACCCGCTGCCCACCGCGCCGCGCACCGCGGCCGAGCGCTTCCGCCTCAGCCTCGAGGCGCAGCTCGCCACCGGCAACTGGGCTTCGGAGGAGCGCAACCTGCGCCTCGCCTTCGACGACGCCGCCGGCGCGCTGCGCGAGGCCGGCGCGCAGGTCGAGAACCCCTTCGAGGCGGGCGAGTGGCAGGGCAGCTTCCTCAACGACATCAACGCCGCCGCCCGGCGCCTCGCCGCGCCCGTCATCGCCGCGCCGCTGGCCCGCCAGGCGGAGCAGGAGCGCCGCCGCCGCGAACTGGCCTGGGACCAGGCCGTGACCCGCCTGCGCGAGGAACGGCCCGAGGAAGCCGAGCGCTACCTCTACACCCACGAAATCCGCGCCATGGCCCGCCGCCGCGCGCAGAACGCGGCGGCCGAGGCGGCCGCGCCCGAGGATCTCGGCGGCGGCCTCGGCGCCTTCGCGGGCTCGGTCGCCGGCGTCTTCGCCGACCCCATCCAGGTGCTGACCCTGCCGCTGGGCGCGGGCCGCATGGCCGGCACGGTGCTGGCGCAGGTGGCGCGCACGGCGGCGATCGAAGGCGCCATCGCCGGGGCGACGCAGGCGGTGGTGGAGACCCGCGCCGGGCCCTACCGGCAGTCCCTCGGGCTGCCGGACGACAGCCTTGCGCAGGTCGGGATGGCGGCGTTGGGGGGCGCCGTCATCGGCGGCGGGGTGCGTGCGCTGCTGGCCGGGGCGGAGCGGCTGGCGGCGCGCGCCCCCGCCGGCTCGCCGCTCCAAGTCCAGGCCGCGGATGCGCAAGCGCTGGCGCAGACCCAGGCGATGGACGCCGCCGCCGCGCCAGCCGCGCCGGAGCGCGCCAATGCCCACCTCGGCGCCCTCGATCAGGCGGTGCGCCAGCAGGTGGCGGGCGAGACCGTCACCGCCAGCCTGCCGCCGCCCGACCGCCGTGTCCTGGCTGCCTGGATCGAGCAGCCGCCGCCCGAGCGCGAGGCCGAGGCCATCCGCGCCTTCGTCCAGCGCGCCATCGGCCAGGCCGACGGCCGCGTGCGCGGCATCAGCGGTGGCTGGCTGAGCGAGGAGGAAGCCCGTGCGCTGCGCGCCGAGGGGCTGCCGGTCGGCACCGAGACCGCGCGGGTCCTGGTCACCGACCGGGTCCGGCACGCCTGGCTGCATCACGGGCCGGACGCGGCGCGGCCGGATGGCGCGCCGCCCATCACGGCCGAGGACATCGCCAATTGGCGCGAACTGATCCGGGCCGCGCTCGACGCACAGCCGACGCGCACGGGCAGCGGCCAGCCGGCGATGACCTATCTGGTGCGCGACGCCCAAGGCAGGCTGGTGGTCATCGAGGAATACCGCGCCCGCACGGGCGTGCTCGCCTTCTCGAACATGTATCGGCTGCCGGACGGCCATGGCGCGACGCGGCTCGAGCAGGTGCCCGGCATGCGGGAGCGATTGACGGCGGCGCGCGGGGCACCCCCAGTGCCCAATGCCGACCCTGCCGCGGCAAGGTCCCCTGAGCATACGTCCGCAACGCCTGGGGGCTTGCCGAAATTTCTGCCAGAGGCGGCCGGCCGCTTCAACGTCTATACGCCGACCGGCCGCGCCGTGCTGGTCGAGCCGCGCGTCGTGCCCCTCTCCGCCCTGGTGCCGAGCCACGGCCCCGACGGCACGCCCAACCCCGCCTATCCGCATGCCGAGGGGCTGCAGCCGCGCGATCGCGGCGCCGCGCCCAGCCAGGACCAGGTGCGCGCCATCGCCGCCGGCCTGATCCCGGACCGCCTGCTGCCCAACGTCGAGGCCGGCATGGGCGCGCCCATCGTCCACGGTTCCGACAACGTTGTCGAAAGCGGAAACGGCCGCGTCGCCGCCCTCACGCTGGTGCATCGCGACCCCGCGCTGGCGCATGTGCGGGAGGCCTACCTCGCCGCGCTGGAACGCGCGGGCTTCGACCTTGCGCGCATTGAGGATCCGGTGTTGGTCTCGGCCCGCGTCAGCCAGTTGAGCCCGGCCGAGCGCATCGCCTTCGTGCGGGAGGCGAACCTGCGCGGCACCGCCGCCGAGACG